GAGAAGTGTCAGCCCTAATTTATTTTGTTTGAAAAAGTTTTACCGGACAGCAATAATTTAAATGAATAATGTTTTTACGATGTTGAGTATTGCGCAGCCTCCGTCGCGTCGATAGCGTAGCTCATGCTTTAATGTTTTACACCTTTCTCCATGTTCTGCTGTACACCCACGACGACAGCGCCTTGCCGTTACTGAACGTACTGTAGCCCAATCGTCTATCCGGGAATTTTCCACCCGTGCTCGGAGCTTCCGTCTTTTCTGTCTTGTCTCCGACAAAGAAATAAACGCCGTTTGCGAGATTTTTCAGACTACCGTTCTCTGCCAAAATCGTATCGCTCGTAAAGTATTTGCCGTCAGCCTGCTGCGCAAGAGCCTCCGTTGTCAGACCTCTGTCTTCATCAGGCATACACTTGCCGTTGTTGCGTGCCGCTGTATATTGATAGAAATTCCTAAAAGATACAGGCACCGATGTCTCACCAAGCACGCCTTCTTGCTCGATCCCATCCAAAGCTCCGAATATAATTCTTCCTGCCCTTGTCGTAGCTACAGGTAGCTTGACGCTATAGATTCCTACCTCATACGTCTTGAATTCCGTAAAACTTGTAGTGCCGATCCATTCCGTAGCCGGCATGACGCCGATTCTCGCAACCACAGCTTCAGAGAACCGCGAAGCATCCCAGCCGCCAGGACCAAGGTCGTAAAGTATATTGCCTGCATTGTCGAGATACTGCATCACCGCCATGCCGTTTTCGTTCACACCGAAGCGTATGTTAGTCTTGCCTATAGTGCCTGCTACCTCCAGCAGCCCGTTGTGAATCTTGATAGTCGCTCCGCCCTCAGCCTTTGTCTCCATTTGCGTAACCTTCACCAAGTCGGCGTTTATGCCGCCGTCCTTAAACGCAGCAACCTCCTGTCCTGAATTATCGCGGAACACAGCGTTATCAGACGTGAAGACAATCTTATCCTGCTCGATGTCGATGCCTGTGCGCAGCAGCTTGGCTGCAATACCACTGTCCTCGACATAGCCGTTTGCCGACTCTATCCAGTCGGTAGGCGTTGCACCCACCTCTAACTTCGGCATTGTCACCCACGCCTTTCCGCCTTGTATACAACGGATGAGGACATAATTAGGTATGCCAGTGCCATCCGAACGCCAGTGTACCCAATAACGCTTCCACTCGCTTGTGAGATAGAAGCGACGTCCGCCGTCGGCGTTGCTCGTTGTTGTATCGCGCTCGCTGTCTTCGGCGAATATGCTTAGATTAGATCCACTCCACATGTATGCGTCGATGCTGCCACTGCCTTTTGCCATAAACGAGAACATATAGTCCTCACCTTTCTTGATGATAGAGCTAACGTTCCACTGCGCCATCTCAATGTATTTGGAAGCAGCGTTGGCATATATTACCGAGCATCCGTTGTTGTACGACTCGTTAGTGACTACCGAGGCATCCATTCGTGTTAGGTTGCCAGTCTTATTAAATGTGCGTGTATTGTCGAGCAGGTTGCCCCCGATATAGTCGTAGTCGTCAGGCGATGCGCTCCAACACACAAAGTCCTCCGCCGTACCCTCTATGAGGATAGGTTGGGCGATGTACACCTGCTGACTCGCAGTAGATGCCTCCACTTTCACGCACGCCACGGAAATCCACTCATAAGGGGCGTTCGCTGCCACAGTGAATGTGCGCTGGTAGAGATACCATCCGTTGCTTGGCGTTATCGTTGCTCCTCCTAAATTCGCACTACCCTTCGGACCGGCATATCCACTTGGTCGTGACGTGTTGGTTGCCGAGCTATGCCACACCACTTCTCCCGTAATTTCCACTTTGGCAGACTTCGTGCGTGCCCAGAAAGCCAGCGTGTACGTCTTGCCCTTAGTGACGTGTATGTTGCGAGAGTTCGATGTTTCACCCCATCGGGCACCGCCTGCCTTGGCATCGGGCGCGAATATCACATTAGCACCCTCATGCGCCGACGTGCAGTATATCTTAGACCTCAGAAGATCGCAGCCTTCGCCTTGCTTGCGGAAAGCAGAGCCGACGAGCAGATTGCGTCGCTCGGCAAGAGTGCGGCCCACCTTCAGAGATATCTGTGTAGCAGTCTGTGTTATCTGCGATTGCGTCTGTGTAATCTTGCCGTCAAGCTCCTTTTTGTTGTTGGCGACCGTTGTTCTGAGTCCGTCCACGGACATCACGAGCTCCACAAACGACTGCGTGCTCTTTATCTCGCCATTAGCATTGCGCGTAATGAACCTAAACTTATCGGCTATGGCGAACATCTCTTTGCGCGACAGGACAAAGTCCTCCTTGTTTTCTAACGAGTAGCTATCTACGCCTTCGTACATCTTTAATGATGGCGCATCCGCTCCGTATGCCGACAAAACAACGACCGACTGGCGATCTGTGTCATAGACGTTGCCCATCTGTACAAGCTCGTCACCTGCCTGCGGAACGTCGCTACCCGTATCTCCGAAATCAGCAAGCACATCAATGAAATCTTTGCCTACCTTGTACACCTTGCGCCAGTAGTATCTGTTCTTCACGTTCCCATTCACGCCCTTCTTGACGTTGAACGTCTGGCAGCGCACCAGGTCGCCCTCGACGAACTGGTTCTCTATCTCTTCGTCGCCTTTCTTCTGCGAGAAGTAGCAGCGGTAAACATTGTAGCGCAGAGGAAGTTCTTCATATTCGGGAAGATACACACCCTTCTCAAAATAGACTACATTGCTAATCTTCATGGCAGCAGGCGACAGGACTATCTCGCCGCCGACGCTCTGCAGCTCGCGTATCACGAGCTTCACGAACTCCGCAGCCTTGCGAACAAGCAGACGGTCTACCTCCAGATACGAGTCCGTTGTTGTGCCATAAGTGTCGCCGAGCATGAAACCCTTGCCGCCGACACCGGGTTTGAACGCCGCCGACACCATCTTCTTGAGAGTGGCTACGCCTTCGTCCGTGATGCCATGAATTCCGTCCGAAAGAGTGAGACCTCCGAGGAGCGTCAGGAGCTTCTTAAAAGTGCTTGCGGCTTCAGAAGACAGTCCTTCTGCGAAGGTTATGTGCTTCTCGGCTGTATCCTCTTCGTCGGAGCGCAGAAAATGCTGGAGCACTTCTGCCTCTATATTAACGTTCTCCGCAATACCTGCCTTATCGGCATACTCAGCTTTATCAGCGACAGCGGCACGTCCCGCCTTATCGGCATAGCCAGCTCTTCCCGAAGCCTGTGTGTTGGCATATACGACACCGCCTCCAGAACTTGTTGTAGCTCCGGTCGCTGTCTTTGGCTTGGTGTACATCTTTACTTTTATCATAGCTTACCTTTTTTAGATTTCGCGCAGCTTCAATACTGCCGTGCCTTCCGCGAGGTTCCGGCTTATGCCAGTTACCCAGAAGTCCTTGCCCATAGCCTCGTGTCGGTATCTGTTGAACAGTCCGACGTTGCCGTTCTCGTCTTCGAGGTTCTGCGTCATCGCTACACGAGGCACATGACAATCGTCGTAATGATTCGACACGTAGTGCTGCTCGGGCTTTGTCGTGTTGCCGGTGTTGCGGTCGTATATGTCGAGAAGCTGGCTTCCTGTTTTTAAGTTGAATGGTGTCGAGATATTCAGTCCGGTTTTCACCCCGAGGGCATATCCTTCGTCGCCAGTCAGTCCGGACGTTATCTTAAATTCGAGATCGTCCTTCACGTTGCAGAAGTCTTCGTCGGTGTCGCTTGCGTATATGATGTCGTTGTCTTCGAGCGACTCGTAACTATCGTTGTCGCAATACAGTTTCATCTCGAAATTCTTGATGCAGATATTCTCCACGTAGCTCAGAACAATCTCTTTGTCACGTGGCTTGTATGTGCCGTCATCTTCCCATGGCGGCATTGATACGACGAAGCCAGACGCTCCGATTTCTGTGCCTCCGAAGCCGCTCGCTCTTAAAGACCATGCCGGACAAAGGATAGTGAATTTAACCTTGCCCTGCAGGCCGTCTGCCTTGCATATCGGAATAGCCATGCCTTCGGCGTCGAGATTCATGCCTACGCTTATGTTGTTCTGTATGCTGAACTCCGTGCCTACTATGTAGTCATCGATCTTCGGGTCGAAGCCGATGGTGAACGACTGCGAGTAGTATTCCTTGTCGCTTTTGCACTCTTCCCTGGTCTTGTACGGTCTCCAGGCATAGTCGTTCGGCGTGCCGTTGCCTGTGCCGGGAGTGTCGCCGGCGAAGAATGTCTGCCCGAGACTCTTTTCGACGAGACATTTGTCTCCTACTACAAGCATGCAGCACAAAACTTGAAACTTCGACACGACGTCGATCTTATTCAGCCACAAGTTTCCCTTCATCTGGCACTCCTTAAGCGTCTTTCCAGAGAACGGAATGAAGCCGTTGCCGATGGTCTTGTTGAGCATGGGGCGCAAGAACGGAGTCTCTGCCTTGTAGAACTGATGAGAGTAATATTCCTTGCCGTCCGGGCCGGCTACAGTGTGCAGGTCGCTATCGCTGTATAACACGGACTCCTTATACGACGGGCACGAAAGCTCGCGTGTCGGTGTCAATGCTATACTCCCGGATATTACGAGATAGTTCGTTGTGCTGTCGTCGGCTGGCGAGTAAACGCCCGGAGCGGCGTTGCTCTCGTATACGGCGCAGGGTATTCTCTCCATGAGTCCTTTACTCGTGATGCCCTGACTCGACTGCGCCTGTCCTACGCCGAGCACAAGCCACGTTTCCATATCCAACTTGCCGGATATGGAATTGTCCTTTGCGTCCATCTTTTTCTCTACGGATCCGACCTTCAGAAGGGCCGTTCCTCTGCCCTTGCCGATGGCGTCTGGTAGTACGTTCTGCCATTCGTTGTTGCCGGAGTAGGGGAAATACGATGTGCTGCCAGTAGTGCCGAGCACCGACTGCGGATAGAACTTCCACTTTCTGTTAGTCATTACCCTTATATACCAGTCTGTGACGTAAGCCTTGCCCCATTCCGAAGGCTTTTCTTCCCATGCCTTACAGAAGGCTTCTCGTGCCGTCTTTCCTTCTGCTGGAGAAGTGATCATTCTCATGTACTTCTGTTTCCCGGAGAAGGGCGAAGTCAGATCGTCTTCTTCAAGCGGGCTGCTGATAAGGCTTTTCATGCTTGTTACATTATCCTTCAGCACGAGCTTATTGTAAGCCTCATCAATGTTTATCTGCGTTTCCGTGTCGGCCACGATGTCAGTATGCAGGGTTATCGCCTTGCGTTCGGACGCCTTAGTGTTCTCACTCAGCAGGTCTTTCCATTGTACGCTTGCATTCTTGCTGCTCAATGTTTCCCATGCGTATATGTAGAAGGTCTCACCGTCCTGGACAATATGGAGGTCGAGATAGCGCATTATCTCTTCGAGCACTGCGTCCTGCATCCATACGTCGTCTTCCTCGTCGCCGAGAAAGAGAAGTTCCGAGATTGAAATTTGCGAGAATACTGATGTTGGACCGGACTCGTCGCTGCTGAGAGCCTTGCTGTTGTCGTAGTAGAGGCGTATGGGATGCTGTGCAGCGTTGCTGATGACAAGAGACTCCGTTGCGATTGTAAGGATAGCAGAACAAATCTGCAGGAATGTTTTCTGCTCAGCGTTGTCCTTGATGGTTGTATATTCAACGCCCGGAGTGCCAACGTTGAGGTAGCGTGAGTATTGCAGACTTGAGAGTACGTCGATGCAGTTCAGTTCTACCTCGTCGTACTCTTCATTGTAACCTTGCGAAAAAACAAGCGGCTCAATGAAGCCGGCAAAGACGATCTGCCCGTCACGCAGTACGTTCACTACAGTATTACGGCATGACTTGTTGTAAAAATCACTGATGAAGCTGCGGCAAAGGAGACGTACCGTGCAACTGTGACGCAGGAGATGGTCGAACGTGTCGTTCATCTCGTCAGTTATCTCCACCGCGTCTTCCTGGAAGTATATGCCTCCGGCTTCCGTACCGATGATCTTCTCTTCGGTACGGTCGCCGTGCGACAATATCTCCACGGTGATAATGTTGCCCTTCTGATTAACGAATTGTCCGTGTATGTACATAGTCGTGATTATGAAAGATTTGAGCGTCGGCCCGACTTGGCGGCTATCCTGCGCACATTACTTATTGTCTGCTCCAGCTCCGTGCCTCTCGTCTTGCCCTTGATGCCTATTTCGAGGCGTATTCCATCAATGCTCTGCCTGCTTGTCTGTGCTGTTTGCATGTCCGGCAGAGTTCTCTGTGTGAATATCGGCGGTGTATACCTCGGCGTGTTGATCATCTGGAAGAGACGAGCCTGCTGCCATTTGGTAAGGATCATCTCTCCACTGTTGACACGGGCGAACTTGCGGTCTCCGAAGGTCGAGCCTCCGCCGACTACGCCACCCGAGGCGAAGCCGTTGAGGTTTTTCATTGCAGAAATCAATGCGGCAAGCTGGGCTATGCCGGTAGCAGCAAAGCCTATCCAAGCCCAAGGGCCGAGCGTTGCAGCCTGTGCAGTCGCCGTAGCGAACCCCTCAGTCATTACCGCAACAGATTGCGCCAACACTCCTGCAACATTCAGCTCAGGCACGCCTATCGCATTACCGAGAGAAGAAAGACTGCTGCCCATTGCGCTGGCTGCTGAGCACGCTCCTTCCATTTTCTTTTTCGCATCGTCGATGTCACTTGTCTTGATGTCTATCTTCAGTGGTTTCAGTCCGAGCTGCGTCAGCTTTGCGTCCAGATCTTCGAGTTGTTTCATAGCCTCATCTTTGCCGATGATGCCTATCTCGAAGTCCGACTGAATGCGGCTTGCTTTCTGCTGCGCATTGCTATAGCTCTGACGCTTGTCGGCGACGGAGCCTTGTTCGATGTATTCTGGTTCTACTTCGGCGGCGATAGAAACCGCACCCTTTGTCGCCTCGTCTATCTCTGCCTGTATTTCTGCGATTTTTGCTGAGGCTTTGACTTTCGCCTCGATGGTTGTAGCCTCATCGAGACTGCGCCGTGCGTTCTGCAGTTGCTCTTGCAACTCTTCGATAGGTGTCTTGAAGTGCACCTCGATAGGCTTCAGCCCGAGCGCAGAGAGCTGGTCGTTGATGTCGGCAATAGCTTTCTGCGCTGAGGCTTTGTCTATCAGTCCAGAGTCGTAGTCCTGGCGAATGTTGCCGATGCGCTGCTGTGCGTTGCTGTAGCTCTTGCGTTTATCGGCGGCGGATCCTGCCACGATATAGGTCGGCTCGGTAGCAGCTTCGATTGAAACCTTACCCTTTGTCGCCTCGTCTATCTCTGCCTGTATCTTCTTCACCTTTGCGTCGGCATCCACTCTGGCTTCGATGGTCAGGGCGTTGTCCTTGGTCTTCTGAGCAGCAGACAGCTGCGCCTGCAGCTTTTCGATGTATGTCTTCGGCTCTACAGCGGAGGGTGTATTGGCGGTGTTGTTGGCAGTATTACTAACAGGTTTGTTTGCTGTAATAAAACCCTTGTTTGTCTCCAGGTTCTCGGCTAACTGTTTTTGTGTGTCGGCAATTTCTTGATTGACGGCGTTGAGACTCTTGTCTATTGAATAAATTTGTTTGTTGCCCGAAACATTCGTGCCGTTGTATCTTTCTGCGCCTATTTTGGTAAATCTCCATTCTCCATCGTTACCAACTTTACCATAGCGCTCGTTGCGCCAGTTTTCCGGCACGATGTCGCCCTCTTTGGCGTTTCTTCCGCTATCCTTAGCATCGTCATAAATACTCTTAGTTACCTTCTTTTTCTTATCAAGCAGGTCGATTTGCTTTTGGTATAATGCTGTGAGCTTCGCAGCGTATGCAGCTGCCATAGCTCTTTGCTTGAAAGCCTCAACCACAGCGTCTGTCTTGTTGTTAAAGATGTTCTCGGCTTCCGAGACGTCGTTTATCTTCAGTCGAAGTTCGCCGAAAGCGGATTGATTCTGCTTTATCCATTGCATCTTCTGCTGTTCGGTAGACAAAGCCTTCCACCCCTCCTTGAGTTTGTCGTATTTCGACATAAGCTCCGAATAGGTAGACTTCAGCGTGCTGTCATAGGCATTCTTCACCTCATCGGCTGCGCTGTTCATCTCCTTCATCGCTTCCGCCTGCTCGTCTGCTTTGTCTTTAGCCTCCGAGGACTTCGAGGAGAATGCGCTGATTACTTCTGTAAGCGCAACAATGGCTATGCCCACACCCGTAGAAACCAACAAACCCTGCATTGCAAGTTTCAGCGTTGTGGCACTCACCGCCGCCCCACGAAAAGAAGCCGACATTACCTTTACGATGGCATTTACCCTTATTGATGTAGCGTTCCATATCAATGCCGCTGTATTGGTGGCGATAATTCGGGCCTTGGCAATGGTATTTATGCCGCAAAAGACTTCCAAAGCCTTGTTGAGCGCAAGAATGGAAACGGCGGTGTTTCCCAACTTCGCCATAATATTCACGGCTGGCATAATGCCACTTACCGCCGACGCTACGGCATCGGTGTACTCGCTCATTTGGTTTTGGAACATCTGGAATGCCGCCGACCCACTATTGGCAACCTTGCCGAAAGCATCATCGACGGTTCCCGCGCTGCCTTTCATGGCATCCACATCCTCCCCGAACTTTGCAGCAAGCCGCCCGGTAAGTGGCCCCAATGCTCTAAGGCTTTCTGCTGAACCGAATAGCTTTCCGTATATCTCCTGCTCCAGCATTCCGCTCTTTTGCGCATACTGCTTTACGTTCTTGTCAAGATCGGCCAGGAAGTTCTGCAGACCGCCAGCTGCTTTGATGGATGCAGCGTTGAACGATATGCCCATTTGCTCTGCCATCTTGCTTGCTTCGCTCGAAGGCTTTATAAGCGCGGTGAATACAGCTGCGAGTTGCGTTGACACCTCGGCGGTATTGCCGCTCACTCCGGTAAGCGTAGAGAATGTCGCCATGAGCTCATCTATACTGACACCCAGCGTTGCAGCATTGCCAGTTACTCTCGGAAGTGCCTGCGCCAGCTGCTCGAAAGAGGTTACGCCATTTTTGGCGGTAAGCTGTATCTTGTCCTGTATATCTCCAGCAGCATCCCATGAAAGACCGTAGTTCTTTATGATAGTAGAGGTTACTTTGACAGTCTCGCCGAGGTCTGCAACACCACCTACGGAAGCCTTTGCTGACTTCTGGAGAAATGTTAGCCAGTTGTCTTCAGGCACACTGTTGCTTATTACTTGATATAAGCCGTTTGCGAGTTGGTCACGTGCAATCGGCAAAGTCTTCGACAACTCGGTTACCTGCCCTTTGAGCTTGGCAAAATCGTCACCGCTCTTTCCTGCCATCGTGTTAGCTACGTTCATGGCTGCGCCAAATGTGCGGCTTTCCTCTGTCACGCTGTTAAGCGTTGAGGCAAGCTGCTGCACTGCGCCATTGATGTTTTGAAGCTTCATAACCTGTTGGTTGAAGTTCACAAAAACGGCGTTGGCTTTCTGTATGTCCGATTTGGCGACGTTGACGGCACCGCGCAAGTTTTCCACTGTCGATGTAGCGGAAACCAACTGCTCTTTGCCGTCAATTTTCAGTTTAATGTTAAACTTTATTTCTTTTGCCATATTTTTAATGTATAAGTAACTAAGTAACCGATATTTTTTGCATCTTTGCGATATAAATCAAAAGGTACAATACAATGAAAACAAATGAAGTAACAAAACATCCAAAGGAAATCAAAGCCGAAATCAGTTTTGAGATTATCGGTGAAGATGAGCCAACGAAGTACGACAAAAGGCGTAAACGTTGGGCATGTATCTCTCGTTGGGCGTTGTTGGCTTTGGTAGTTTCCATATTAAGCTGCTTGCCATTTGGGTTGAATATTTATTCTTTGGTCGCCACTGCCATTAGTACGGTAGTGTTTTGGATTGCCCTTGATGGGGCAAGTACCACCCATCCCGATGAACCTGGATACCACAACGTCCCTTGGGAATCTTGGCTTTAGTCATTTCCTACTTTTCCCAACACTTCCTCAAAACGCTTTAACGCCTCTTCTTTCGATACAGCCGGTGCTTTCTGCATCGGCTTTTTCTTTTCCCACGGGAGCGGTAGTACTTTCTGCGGTGTCAGGTTGCCCTTTGCATGCGGCTGCAGGGCTATCGTCGCCATCATGCGCATACACTCCCATCTGTCCCGAAGCTGTGCCTCCTGCTGCTCGTTCCACGCCCTGTAGATATGGTCGAACTCCTCGGGCGTGAAGCCGCAAAAATCAGAATAGGGGATGCCGATGTTGCCAACGGCTATCCCCAGCAGCTCAAGTATTTCTAACTTTTTTTTTCAGCCGAAGCCTCAACGCTTGCAGCGTCGCCGTTGATAGCCTCCGTCCATGCGGCGACATCGTCAAGCGTCACACTGTCGGCAAAGTCCATGAGCGAAAGGCCGAACTCCACGCCGTCATGCTTGCACGCCGATGCAATACAGCAGAACAGGTACGTGCACATGTCCGTCACGTCGTTCGAGATGTCGGACACCTCCTTTCCCGTTTCCATTTTGAAGCGGAGCATAGCCCCCATAGTCTGTCTACAGGGGTATGCCTTGCCGTTGATTGTGATTTCTACTTTTTTCATGTCTTCGCACTTTATTTTGCAGCTACAGCCGAGTCGGCCTTGCCCGGGTAAACCTCAGGCTCGCCGTCGTTCTCCAACGAAAGGCTGTAGGTCGCATCGTCAGTGGCTGGTGATGACTCCTCGATCGAGGCGATAACAAATTTACCCTTGACGTAAGGCTTTGCGTCTTCGCCACGCTTGAAGGCCTCGACATCCACGCTCTGGCCCTTACCCCATGAAGGCGCAAGCTGCTCGTAGCCGTTCTCGGTCTCGTTGTAGAAGCGGAAGCCCTCTGCACTGATGGAGATAGAGAGTCCTGTGACACCCTTGCCCTTCCACAGGCCGCTGCCCTTGGCGGCGGTCGCTACAGGCTTCACTGCGCGGTCTTTTGTCTCCGAGTTGAACGTGAGAGTGTGTGTAGAGCAGTGGCCCACGGCCTTGCCGTCTACTTTCAGCAGAATGTCACTGCCGTTGATATAATTACCTGTTTCTGGCATAACTATAAGTTTTTAATGGTTAAATCTTCACTTGGAATACAAGCTGCTGCACGTAGGCATCATCTTCATAGCCTTCTTCGCTGTCGATGAGAATGCAACTGCGCATACGGATGCCGTCGAGTTCGCCTTGTCTGTAATCGAGCGCTGCACGTGCAGCCTCTGCAAGTTCTACGCCTTCGGCATACTGCGCCGTGTAGCACACCACCTCCATCGTGACGGTGTCTGCACCCGGCATGCCCGATTTCGTTGGGTTGTGTGCCAGCGCTGCACGTCTGTACAGAATGTAAGGAAGCTGCGCCGTATCCGTCGCTACGGGGAACACCTTGTTTGTCTTCGCCTTCACTTCCTCGTCAGAGAGGAGCATATTGCGTATGATGGCGCCAGCGCTGAGAGATGTCTTCTTTGTCATTGCTTGTCTTTTTAGATGAGTCCTTGTTTTCTCGCCGCCCTTTCGAGGTTGTCCTGGAGGTTGTTGAAGAGGTTCGTCTCCACGCTGTCAGCGGTCTGCTGCTCTGTCTTGGCGAGGAAAGCGTAACGCTTCATCTTGCCGCGGTTCGCACCGCCTCGTACGTATTGCCGTATCTTCTTGCCCGTAAAACGGCTCTTGCCGAAGAACGAAGAAATTCTTCTTCCTGCCTTGCGATATCTGGTTCCGTCCTCTGCCCACATCAGCACAGGCTTTTCCTTGCTCTGCCGGTTCAGGTGTATGCCCTTGCGTTTGCCGTGCGGCTTCACGCTCACCATGAAGCCCAGGCCGTAGCGGTCGGGATAGGTACGCACGTATATGCCGCTTGACAGACTGCGCTTGGTGCCCTTGCCTATGCCGCTGCTGCCGAGGTTGGCTACGGCGGCTTTCTTCAGGCGGTTGCCTTCGCGGCGCATGGCACCCTTCATGGCCTTTCGCTGTGTCTTCACGTCGAGCGCCTTGTAGACGTCGAGGAACGGCCTTTTGATGTCACTGACGGTTTGATTCATAGGACTTGCTATTCGTTCACTCGTTCGCAGATCAATGTCTTCATGCCTCGGTCGAGGTTCGGTATGATCGCCACCACGGTATACAGATAACCGCCGAGCTGCTGCACTCGCCAGTTCTCTTCTACCTGGTGCGCATCACGGATGTTGTACTCAGCCCGATAGTCGGGGAAGTGTTCTCCGACCTCCTCGCTGCGGTTGCCGCTCTGCTTCACACGCTGCGCTCTCACCGTTCTCTGCAGCTCGTAGGCGTTGGTCTCTTCGCCGTAAGCGTTGGCGGTCGCAACGGGCTTGAGCAGCTTTATTCTGTACTTCATGTCTCCTGCTCTCATACTAACTTCCGATAAGGCTTAATCAATGACTGCAACGAATCGGGCACGGCGTGCATCTGGACGCTGCTCACGCTCTCACGCTGGTTGTACCAATGTGCGCCGAGCATCATCGCCGCATGCACGATGGGCGTCGGTAGATTGCCGTTACCCATCTCCACAAGTTCCTCGGGAGTTCTGTTTGTCGCCGTTATGACGGCCGTCTCAGCCGTGTCGAGTATATGAGCGAGATACTCGTCATCGTCGGCGAAGTCGTCAGCTCTCACGTGTTTCTTGAATAGTGCCAAATCCGTTATAGCCATGATTGATGTTTTTATTAGATATACGAACGTTCAAAATTACACTTCCTTAGCAACCTTGCCGAGCGCGAAGGCTTCTGGACGTACGGTAATAGTAGCGTAGTCTGCGTTGAGAACGAAGTCCACTGCGTCCTTGCGTGCCTTGCTGTACGGGTCAACGATAAAGCGGATATCGCCGAAGAGGCCCATCGGCTGGTATCTCCAGTCGCCGAGACCGATGAACTCCGTGCCGTCGGTGTCGCGGATCTCGTTTGAGGTGTATACCGGGAGGCCGCAGAGCACGCCGTTCTGGATCATCGGCACGTAGATACCCTTCTCGTTGACAGGCGTACCTTCGAGGATGGCTGCCATGCTCTTTGTCATTACCCAGCAAGCGTTAGAGCCTTCGATGCCGGTCTCGAACATCTTCGCCTTCATGCCGTTGAGTTCCTTGAAGGTAGGCACAGCAGACAGCGTAGTGGCCTTGACCTTCAGGGCTACGAACGGACCTGTGAGCTTTGTCGAGACGTTCAACTTGTTGGTGCTGCAGATTACCTTGTTGAGGAGGCGACGGAGGGCGAGTGGCATGGTTTCACGCACGATCATCTCCAGGATGCCCTGCGACTGGTTGAGCGACTGGTTAGTCACTGGGATGGCGATACCGACACGCTCAGGTGTTGCTCTCAGCTTGTTCAGGTTAATCTTCTTGTCGGTGAGTTCTACACCCTCACCGGCAAGCTCAGCGTCTACGTTCTCGTAGAGCGGCCATACATAATCGCCTGCGAGTCCCGTAGGCATAGGCAGGCCTACCTTGTCGAGGATAAAGCCTTCCTGCAGCGGACGCATGATCTCCTGTATGTTGAGAGGTACGATGCCTCCGCTATTCACGTCGGATACCATCATCATATCTCGCACAAGCAGAATCTCCGTGCGCTGGCCCTGTGCGCTGTTCTCGCGGATCATGCGTGTAGCCTCCTCGATGGCGTTCGGGTTCTCGCGGAGGTGCTCGGCTGCTGCTGCCTGCATCTTCATCTGCAGAATCTGGTTCTCACGGGTAAGCGCCTCGAACTCGGCGTTCTCCGCCTCGTTGCGCTCACGCTGCTCATTCTCGCAAGCGTCCGCAATCTCTGTGATGCGGTCGCAGTTCGCCTGATACTTGTTTACAAGCTCGCGAACGATAATGTTGTTCTTTGGTTTCGTCATATAACTACTGATTTATGATTAGAAAATTCGTTTTTGTGCTGCCTGGCGCATTTCGCGCAGCTGCTTGTCTGCCTCCTCGTTCTTTCCTTTCGCCGGAGCTTGGCGCAGATCGTCGCGCAGCTTGTCGGTAAGCTCTCGCGCCTCTACGCTTGTGTCGGGGTAGTACGGGTTGGCGGCAAGCGTGAAGTCGTATATGCCGAGAATGCTCTTTACGGTGTATGTGATGTTTACCGTGCCGTTCGGCGCCGTCTCGCTGGTACGCTCCACGAAGTCGCGGTTGTAGTAGCGGGTCGAGAAGGCGAAGCTGCAGCCCTTGATGTCGCCGCGGCGCACAAGTTCGAGCGCCTTGTCGCCGTCTACGGTGTTCGGGGCGTCAAACTCGAAGGCTACGCCCTTGTCATCGATGGAGTAGGTGAGCGTTCCTTTACCCTTGTCGCTGCGAGCGAGAAGCAGGTGGTTGTCATGGAACATCGTCATCTTGATGTCCTGGCTGTCAAGAAACTCTTGACTGACAGCGCCCGGGGCTATCTTCTCCCGGGCTTCGCTGTCATCGTCGCTCCACAGAGGCTCTGACGGAGTATTGAAAAGTATTGCGTACCCCGTGATGGTGCGGCTCGGGGCTTCGCCCTCTGCCGCCTCCCTCACATGCAACATATTCGGGGTACTTAAACAACGCTTAATGATCTTGTTGGTATCTTCTGTCTTTTTCATATCGTATGGGGTTTGTTACTGGATATTATTGCCGAAGGAGCCCTCGTTGATGTCCTTCAGGTTCGCCGATACGAGCACCTTGTCTCCGCCTGCCACCGGCGGCTTGTTCTCTTCCTTACGCCAGTCGTTCACTGTGTAGATGCCTGCTGCGATGGTGTTCGCCTGATACTTTACCCTGCTGTCGAGGTCGCAGGCGTACAGACCTCTGCGGTCGAACTGGAACTTTCGTTTGCAGCACAGCGACGGAGCGACGAGCTTTCGCAGCATCTCGTTTTCTATGTTGCGCAGCAGCGGGTTGAGCGTGTTGGAGAGGAACGCCACGTTCGCCATCTCGGCACTCTTGTAGTTGTTGCTGGTGTCGTCGAACACGAAAGACGGGTGCACGCCGAAGAAACGGCAAATGTCTCGTATCGTAAACTTGCGGCTCTCTAAAAACTGCATATCCGTTGACGAGAGTGAAATCTGTTTGAAGTCCACCTGTCCCGGGAGACTCACGATGCGCTCTCCGCCCTGGAATTTGCTGTCGATGCTTTCGGCTGTGCTCTCCAGCTGTACATCCTGGTACTCTCCGAAGCCCGTCACCGACTTGTCGTTTGTCACGAGTCCTCTCACGTTGCCGCCGTTGGCGAAGCGTTTCAGTGTCTCACGGTCGCCCGTAAGCGCTATGTCGAGAGTCAGACGTGCGTATTGCAGCACGCTGATGCCAGTCTTTCCGTCTGCGCTGTGTCCTTTGATGTGTATGATGTCCTGCTCTCTGTAGCAGCCGTACACACCATTAATCATGTCGGTGACGTTGTATGTGTCGCGCAGGACATCGTGCGACACCGTGCCGCGTCCGCAGAGTACGAGTCGGTCTATCTCCAGCGTCGCCGTGTTGTATACTGGCACGATGTAGGCGTTGCCATCAAGCAGCACGTGCTCTACGGTCTCCTTCCAGAAGTCGAACGCTGATTTTGTGAAGTCGGGCTGCACGTCAAGCAGGTAGTGGAGGCGGCTTGTCTTGTCCTCTACGAAGATGCCGTCCTTCAGTCTCATGTATAGAAGCGGAAGGTTGGCGACGCTCTCGCTGAGCAGCTTCACGCATCGGTACACCGTTGCAACGGACATGGCTGTAGCTCCCGATCCGTAGCCGAAGAAACCTGTGTAGTCTCCGACGATGGTCGTTTTGCTTTCGGAGTTCTCCTTCTTGCCCGATTCTCCTCTAAAAAAATTCGTTATGTTTTGCCAAAATCCCATGTATGTGTGCCTTTTTATCCTCAAAGATACAGCTACTATAGTAGCTTTTAAAATGACAAATGGCGCATTTGGGTGCATTTTGGTACATTGTGGCGCAATTATTAGTTTGTTAAGTTTTGTTTACAATCGTAAACATATAGAAAGTAGCATAGAATTTCAGTTCTTTCCAATATTTAAAGAACTGGAAAGCTTTATAGCGAGTGCCTATGATACAAAAAGCCCTCGATGCGTCACGCACCGAGGGCTCCAATAAGCTCTTTAATATAATGAATGCTGCGAATTAGAAACTTGCAGCGGTCATGGTGCCGCATGGTCGGGCGGCGGTGTTGAATTTATTAAACAGTGACCATTTCAATATCCTTTGCAAGTCATAGTATAATAGTCAAAATAAAATTAGCGACACGTTAGGTATTATGTTCTTTTGTTATTTATGAACACAGATGCTATGCTTGCGATTTATTAAACGCCGTGCGTACGTCACGAGCAACATTGTCACGATCTTTTCTAAGGTTCTCCATATCTGTGTGACGATTTGATGGTTTGCAGAACATCTCACGCTTTAGTGCCTCAATCTCAAATGAGTTCTCTTCGTATTTGCCAGAAGAGGCATGGCGCAAAACGGTAAAACCATTTTTTATAAAATGGGCGATGTTGTTGATAATGCACATAGTTTTGCCTCCTTGTTTGTTGTTTTATTGTTTCTTTCTTATCTTTTGCAAAGTAAGCGATTTTTTTTGAGATAATCATTAATAGTTGTATGAAAAAACTATACTAAAGATGAAATAATTTTGCAAAAGCCCCGATGCGTCACGCACCGAGGACTCCAATAAGCTCTTTATATTAATGAATGCCGCGAATTAGGAACTCACATAGAGAGGCGATACAAAAAAAAGCCCCGGAACCGAAGTTCCGAGGCTAGTGTCAAAATAAAAGTTATTACAACTTGTCAGCCGTCATTCTCAGACGGTTTGCTATATCCACAAGCGCACCCTTAAGACGTTCGCGGTCAATGTCGCTGAAGTCGTCGGGCTTGCCGTTGTTGCGTCCGCTGAACTTATGATAAAGCCAGCTGCGGAATTTTCCAAAATAGTTCTGTGCGAGATAAGCCCAATATTTGTTAAATATTATCGGCGGCGTGTCGTATGCGGTTGCTCAAGTCGATAAGTGCGCCACGCATCTGCTCAGCCTCACTCTCGTTGAAACCGCCTTTGCCACCGTTACCGTCAATGCCGTCCATCTTGTGATAGAACCATGACGACGACTTCTGAAAGTAAGTGTTGGCAAAGTCACGCCACGACACTGCCATCATAATGTCTGCCACTTTCTTCTTCATGTCGGTAATCAAAACCGGCTGTACCATTACTGTCTCCATCTCATTTTTGTTTTAAAGGTTGTCTTTATACTCTTTATCTTTAACCCCTCCCCGAAGGGAGGGGGAATTGTTGTTCAATCTGGCTGCTTGATAAGATTGTCGAACAGCTCTTGTGCGTACCATAGCAGTTGCGGATAACCATCGGGGTAGGACTTGTTGTAGCTCCGAACTGCTTCGAGGAGCTCCCTTTCTTCGGGAGTCACCTCCATTTTTTCTAATTTACTCATTTGTATTACCTTTATTTTAACAATGCAAAGGTACTACAAATTTTTGTATTGTGCAAGTGTTTACTACACTTTTTTGTAGTAATATAACAGAAAAAATTTAAGTCTTGGGTGTCCGTTTATTTTCAACAAAGATTTAATAAAAAAACCGCCGACGCATCACGCGCCAGCGGCTCCGAAACTATCAACAAAAATGTAAACAACTGCTTATATACGTTACGGCTCTCTTACAATAGGGGCTTTGTCTTGTCTATAACTACAAGTGCCGTATTAACCATTGTGCCAGCCTCCTTGAACGACTTGTCCGGGAGTTTACGCATATAGCCTCCGTAGTGTGCGACGGCGTCGCGCAGTATTTTGTACGGACCGTCAGTACGCCACATCACAGCCTGAGAAGCGATAGCTACGACTCTGCGGTTTGCCATTGAGACCGCCTTGAGGATGTGCAAAGCGTCTTGTCGCTTACAAAACGGCGGGTTCATCACTATAACATCGTACGATGCCGACGACGTGAATTTTAGAAAGTCCTCTCCGACGACGCGGAAGCCTCGCTTCTCAAGTATGGCTCGGTTTTTAGGATCGAGTTCGATGCAGTCGGGCGATGGCATAAACTGCGCAATATTGCCTTGTCCTGCAGAAGGCTCAAGCGTGCTCTCTCCTTGACGTATATCCGCTATCTCCACAATCTCGCGAGCGAGAGACTCGGGGGTAGGAAAGAACTGAAGTGCTTGTCGCTCCGGAATGTATTCTCCAGAGTCGGCGATGGATGTAATGAGGTCGCCTACATCCTCCTTGAATACAAAAGCCTTCTTCGCACTCGACCACTTGCCGCCGATACTCTTCAGTACCTTGGCTACACGTTCGTATAGCTTGCGTTCTAACTGCCCTGGCAGGCGTAAAAGACTGCCGTCAAACTCGGAGGTTTTCAATACCTCTACAACTGAATTGTCTATCTTCATACGTTATAATATTTATTGGATTTTTAGAAGTCGTGAGTATGCACTACGTGCATCATCAATCATTTGCAGAGTGTCGCTATCCGGTGGCAAATTGCCAAGCATGTCTGCTATCTTGCCGAGTTTTTCCGATAGTTTTCTCATGTGTACCCGCTGTTCCTTTCTTTCCTGTTCGATTACGGAGATTATACCTTCGCACGATAGGAAGTCCTCCTTCTTGCCCTTGTAGGCGAGAATCGTCGTAGCGATAGATGTTAGGCGAGAGACCAGCCACTCCTGGATGAATAGTGCAGGGAGTGTGAAGCGTATCTTCTTCAGCACATCCACATCTACCTTGTTTTGAAAACCGAGCACTACCTCATCAGCAGTGTCGGGTATCGCATCGAGTAGTAGACGTGACACTACTGCCATAAGATATTGCCTTGACACGCCCTCTTTGGGACGTAAGGCGCAGACGTGTTTCGTCAGAATTGCCGTGCCTTCTGTGTTTACGGCCATTTTCCCTATTGTACCAACTACCGATACAAGTATATCTCCTTTTTCTGTGAGCGTTGGCAGGTTGAGCTTCTCGTAGCACCATCGAGAAGGTACGAAGCGTCCTTGTATCAGGTCTGAAGCTCCGACCACAACAGGCAGTCCGTGTTTTTTCTCGTTGGTTTTCTTCTTGTCTACATTCTTACCTTGTAGCACCTTACAGATGTCTGCGAGTGCTACGACGTTATCTATATTTTCATCCATAATTTTCATGTATTAAAACAACTGCCTTATATACGTAGCTCTCCTAAAAATATTATCTGCTCAGTGTTCTGAACACCTTGTTGACGACGTTGCGCTTTTGCGTTTCATCGGGGTGCACATACATATTGAGCGTTGTCGCTATGTCGGCGTGTCCTAACAGCACACTTACGGTCTTGTAGTCGCACTTGCTCTCGATGCAGCGGGTCGCGAACGTGTGACGCAGGTCATGGTATCTGATATGCGGCATACCGATTTTCTCCATGAGCCTGTAGAAAAAGTTGCGGTAAGTCCGTGGTTCCGTAGGCTTCTCGGCGTTGGTAAGGACATAGAAATTCTCGTTGACGACCTTCTTTAAGGGCTTCACCATAGACATCAGCTCTTTGCATATAGGGACGTCACGGCGGGCGTTTGTGGTTTTAGGTTCGCTTAAAACAATCTTGGTGAAGTTCTTCTCGCCATTCAGTACATATATACGCTCCACTGTGCGCCGTACACTTAAAACGCCGCGGTCGCAGTCAATATCCTCCCATTTCAGACCGCAAACTTCGCCGATACGCAATCCTGCCGTCAGACTGATGTATATGCCGAGGCTGTAGAACGTAAAGTGCTCTTTTATGCAATCAAGAATCTTCTTGTGTTCTGACACCGTCAATATGCTAATCTCGATCTTTTTTTTAGTGGAGGTAGGAAATACAGCCTTCCAATCGTGATATAGCATCCATCCTTTACTGGAGGCGAATTTCATAATCATTTTCAACACCACCAGACGATCTTTTATTGTATGCTTTGCCAATCCTGCCGTTACGCTATCTAATATATATTCTTGAACTATATCCTCGGTCAGATCATCGCATTCGCCAAACGCTGGCAGTATGCTGTTTTTTATTGACAGCGTATATGAAGCCATCGTGGACTCCTTCACATAAGGTCGTTTGTATTCCATCCATATAGGTATTATATCTTTTACGAGCATCTTTCTTGAATCTTTAGTGTTCCACAATATGTTCTCCAGGTTTCGCCAGTACGACGTCGCTGAATGCGAGGGTGTCGTCATGCTGATTCAGAAGTATGTACCGAGCCTTGACGCTGCGCTCAAGCACGTCACCATGGTAAACGTAGCCCATAATGCCACGGATGCTCAGGTTGAGCAACAGCAGCGGAACGGAGCGGTCGGAAAGCTCCCACACCGTTATCATGTGCCGTGAGGGGAAGTGTTCCCACGGCGCAACACGCCGACACTGCTCCCACCATGCGCTTATTATCAGTCCGCCGGTACCCGCCGTCGGCTCGTGTATGGTTCCTATTGTTGGCACGGCTATCTTCGCCACAAGCTCCGACACTTCCCATGGCGTGAAGTCCTGTTTCTGTTTCTTGCGCTGTGCGAACTCCTCTTCATACAGCTGGCGAAACCAGTCGTAGCTCATGTCGTGTCGGTTGACATCGAGCAGCTCTGCGTAGATTGCATCCCTGCGGGTCTTGTCGCCCATAATGACATCCATAGCGACTTGAGGCAAGTCCATGATGTCTTCAATACCGAATATTCGGCAACATTCTTCTTTTGTCATAATTACGTTGTTTATTGTTGCATGTTTTCGTCGTTTTATCTTTCGTAAGTGTACATCAGCCCGAGCGTCATCAGCATGGTTATGGTACCGTCTATCTTGCGGTACTGCGACAGCTTCAACGGCTTCTTGTTCTCCAGGTTGTCGGTGTCGAGCACGCAGTTAGAGAGGCAGAAGGTGTTTATGGGGTTGTCGTTGAACACGATCTTCGGCGGATCATTCCACGCCAGCATCTCGAACGACTCCACCGGGAGGTTGAAGCTGCCGTATGTCTGGCTGTATGGAGTGAGCACGTTGCGGGCTCCTACCGATGAGAGGATGCTCGTCAAGTCCTGCGCCTTGTACTTGTCGTAGCCGATGCGTATGATGTTAACCTTTTTGGATCGGCGCAGAATGTCTTCCGCTATCTGCGCCACGTCTATCTTCTGTCCCTTGCAGAACTGGAGGTGTCCTTGGGCGTGCCATGAGCGGTAGAGCTGCTCGTTGGGGTGTCCTTTCAGTGCTCCTTCCGGGAAGTAGTAGTCGGTATGGCAGTAGAACTTCTTCGACTCCGTTGAGTAGATCGTATAAGACACGGCACTGAAATCATCATGTATCGAGAGGTCGAACGCTACGGCGCAGTCGGGATGCCCTGCAACGTTGTCTATGTCGAACTTGCCGAGCAGATCGTTCGCCTTCTCGTAGGTGAACCACGTCTTCTCGTCGCTCACGCAGAAGATGTTCAGCAGCTTTGTGCGGAAAGCAAGCATGTTCTCCGCCGACAGCTGTGCGTTCTCGTACTCCCGTTCGTAGTAGTCGGGCTGCACCGTTATGCCGAGATGAGGCTGCACCTTCGCCCATGTTGCAGGGTCGCCCTCGTCGTCGTCGACATCCGGCATGAAGATGGATGCAAACATAGTATCGTTCGTCTTCTCTCCTCGCAGCACCGCCATAACACCATCGAGCTCTCCCTTGAACGGCCCATCCACCACCTCACTCGCTGTAGTGATCACTATCACGAGCGGTTCGCGCCTCGGCCCCATTGATGTTGTAAGCACGTTCTTCAGGTCGGCGCCGTTCTTGCCTGCCGTGTTGCGGGCCTGCGCATACTCGTCCATGATGACAAGCGATGCGAATAGTCCGTCTTTCGTCTTGGCGTTGGCGGTGAGACACTGGATAAGGCTGTCGCGCCCATGATCCAAGAATGTTATCTTCTCGCGGTTAACCCGGAAGTGACGTCCGCCTGCATCGAGGTCAAACATTATGGCTCGTATCTCGTCGAAGCATATCTTCGCCTGGTCGTAGCTGTTGGCTCCTACGTAAGCCTGTGCGTTGTTGTCGCCGAAGAGCATGTCGTATACGGCGAGGGCAGCACTGGAGGTTGTCTTTGAAAACTTGCGGGGCACGAAGAGATAGACGGAGCGTATCAGTCGCCGTCCGTCGGACTTTACGAAGCCGAAGATGTTGGCGAACTGGAAAGCCTGCACCGGCGTCAGCTTGTAGCGTGTGCGCCCGTTGATGCCGCTGAAGCGCAGAGCCTGGTAGAAGCGAAAGAAGTGCTTTACACGCTTCGGGCTCCATTCGTAGCGGTCGAGCATACGGAAGAAGCGTTTCACTGCCAGCAGCTCGTAGAGGTTGTGTCGTTCCGGGTTGTCTATCACGCCGTACACGTAGTCGCCGATGCGCCGGTCTGTCTCGACGAGCGCACAGCGATAGCGGGTAGGGTAGGCATTCCTGTCTCTCTTCAGCCATGCCGCCGTGTCTGCTTTCAGACTCCGTAGTCTTACTTTCTCCTCTTCCGTCATTCGTCGCCCTCCTTCATAGCCTTCATGAACTCGTCGAGCGTGTCGTCTTCAGTCCTGCGTTCCTTGCCGTCGTTGTTCATGCCCAGAGCACGGAGTGCACGCTGCGCCAGGCTCGCCACGTCGAGGTACAGCTTCTCTTTCGGGTTTACCGTGTGTCGCTCATTGCCCTCTCGGCTGTACTCTACGTTCACGGAGCTGTAACCATCCCGGAGCATTTCTTCATTGAGCACTTCCGCTCTGACAAGCAGCTGCGCCGTCAGCTCTACCTGGTATGTCAGCTCGGCGGTGTATTTGCCCTGGCTCTTCAGCAGCTTTATGATGTAGTCCTTCTTGTTCTTCACCCTGCGCTCTATGCGTCTGCGTTCCTTTTCGTCTGCAGGATTAGGCAGGATAGGCTCTGCCGATGGCGCAAAGTCTTTCTGCGCCTTGTCGCTGTAGCCTCGTTTCTTGCCCTTTGTCTTCAGGTAGAATATTATCGCCGTGGTGTCGTTGGCGTTGATGAGCTGCATCAGTTTGCTCTCCACGAAGTCCGTCTGCGTCTCGGCTATCTCGTCCACCTTCTCCTTGAATCCTGGGTCGCTGTTGTACCATCGGTAGTAGGTGCTGCGGCTTATGCCGACAGCCTCGCAGGCGACGGCTATAATGCCGTATCCTTGCATCAGGGCTTCCAAGAACTTTTGCTTTTTGTCTTCCATGCGTTTTTTATAGTGTGCCAAATGTCCTGTTTTAGGTCTTCAGCCCCCACGGCTCGAAATTTTTCTTGCGCGTGGAAAAAGGGCCGGGCGAGGTTTAGAAGGGGTGCACCCCCTTTTAAAAAACCACCCCCGGGGGCTACTGTCCCATGAATCTGTCCTTGAAGCGGAGAAGGTGGGCCTCCGCTCTTTCCTTCGCCTGCTTCTTTCCGCATCTTCCCATCTCCGTGTGCGTCTTCACGTGACACTCATGGCAGAGTGCCCGCAGGTTGTGAGGGTCGAACATCAGCTGCTCCTTCTCCCTCAACGTGAGACCTTCTTCCACCGGGCGTATGTGATGCACCTCGGTAGCCGGAGCGAGCCTGCCTTCTTCCCTGCACCTCTCGCACAGCGGAAAGGCTGTCAGCTTTGCGCGTCTCAGCCTTACCCATTGTGCGGTGTGTATGAGTCTTCTGTAGTCCTTGTCCTTTGCCATTCTTTGGTAGGTTTAAAGATGATCGTCACGAGTAGAGACTGCGCCAGCACCTCAGTATCTGTCTTCCAGTGGTCACCGGTCTGCCGTTGGCTTGCCTTCTGCGGAAGGTTATCAGTCCTTTTGCTGCGTAGCGCTTGATAGTATGACGGTCCACATGCAGGGCTGCAGCTGCTTTGCTTACGGTGTAGAGGCCGTCAAGCTCTACATCTGGGCGAGTCGTTATCATATCCTTGTGTGTTTATACTTTAACCGGGAACCCGGCATACACCCATGCCAGCAGGCATGCGTCTCTCTGATCCTGGTTCATTCTTGGCAGGCGGTTCGTCACGCCTACCGACTTCTGAAGCTCAGCCTGCGTTATCTTTCCGTCCTTGCCTTTCCATACCTTGCGCATAGGCTTCGCTACCGTGCACGGTATGTCGAGATGGCTGCACATTTCCTCGATGAGGATGCCCGTCTGGTGGTTCATTCCCGTGCGTCTTCCGAGCTCGGCGGCTTTCTGCATCGTCATGTAGCCGCCTCCGAGATGCCAGTTAGATCTGACAAGCCAGCCTCCCTCCAGCACCACGAGCACTTTGCCGGGGTTCATGTCTCGCGTCATGGTGAGATAGTCGATGAGGTTAGGAAAGGAGAACTTCATGGGCGTCACGCTTCTGCTTGTGCGGTAGACCACGCCTACGCCGCTCTCGTCTACGTCGGGGTCTATGCCGATTATTATATCCGGCTTGAACTGGTGGGGTATCTGTATCGCTTCTAACATGCTGCCTCCTTCTCCTCTTCGGTTCTCGTGTCGCGGTCGGGGTTCATCTCCAGGGCATAGCTTGCCGCACGGTTATACATCTCGTGGTTGTCAAACTTGTTCTGCAGCACCTTCACTGCCAACTCCCACTCTCTGTTGCCGTTGAGCTGCACCACGGGGTCGCCTGCCTGCTTGAACAGCTCTGCACATGCCGTCTCCCATGTCTGACGCACGGCGTTAAAGTCGCTGCGTCCGAAGGTTGCACGTATCGGCGTACCGCATTGCTCACGGAACTGATCCATTGCCTGATCGTGCATATAGCAGCAGATCTCTATCACCGTCATAGCCGTGAGCATGTGAGCCTTCAGCCGATGATCGTCGACGTTCAGCCTCAACAGTTCTGCGTCTACGGTGTAGAACAGCGTCTGTATGTGCGGCCTCATCTCGTCGTACACGGCGTCCGTGGTGTCGAGCCACAGTCCGTAGGTCTCGCCTGCCTGGTGCTTCACGTGCACGTTCCAGCGGTCGTATGCCGACAGAGCCTGCTTCACTCCCTTCTTCACTCCGTGACGCCAGTATTTCGTCTTGCTTAGCACCTCGTAGGCATCTACCATCGCTGACTGTGCGCAGTTGTATGCCGCTCCGCATATCACGAAGAAGAGCACCGAGCAGCGCGATATTCTTCTCTGCATCTCTGCAACCTGCTTTTCCGAGGCGAGCATCACACGATGGCCGACGGATCCTTGTATCAGCGTGTTCATAGGCTTCCGGCTTTAAGTCCCAGCTCCTGGGCGGTCTGGAGAAATGTTATCAACTTGTCTTCTGACACTCTCGATGTTGTGTCGCGGCACACCGTCTCGCAGTCTATCACGTTGAAGTAGACGCGGTCGTTGCCTGTGTCGAGGTAGTATGTTTTCTGTTCCATGTCGTTTTTACTTGGTTTGTTGTTCTCTTGCTGTGTCCTGGCACGGAGGGCGCAGGGCGTGTTCTACGTATCTGCCGAGCTTTGCGCACCATGCTCCGTTGATGCAGCGTCTTGTGTGCTGGCAGGTCTTGCACTCGTCGTTCATGCCTGGTGCAGTAGCGGTTCCCATATTATGCCGAGTCTTTTGAGCGTGCCGTTACGCTCGTAGTTTTCGAGGGCTTTGCGGGCACTGCTTTGTGGGTCGCGGTTCACGAGCCGCACCATGCCCTCGATGCGCTCCTTCAGTTCCCGTTTCTTGTCGCCGCTGTCCTGTTGAGCCTCAGCGATGGCTTCCGTCATGTCGCAGCCTGCGGACGCTGGCTTGTCGCAGCCCTGCTTTGTGCGGCGCAGGGCGTTGTCGTAGTTGCCTTCGAGCGTCTTCACGAGGTTCTCCTGCGTCATCAGCCAGTCGAAGGTTGCCACCCAGTTTCTCGGGTTCTCTCCGTTGGCATAGCTGCTTGCTATTATCTTGTCAACGGCGAGCCTCAGCACGGTTATGTCGTTGTCGTATTCGGCGAGTCTTGCCCTTACGAGGGCCTTGCGGGCGTCTGTCAGCAGCGTTACACGGCGCACCAGGCTGCCTGTCTTCTCAGCCTGCCCGTTCCAGTAGTTTTTCAGCGCCACGCACTCGGCGTCAATCTCCACCCGTCTTCTCTGTGCCTCCGCTTCCTCACTTCCGTCAGAACTCTCTCCCGTGGGGGTGGGGGTGGGCGAGAGGGCCGAAAAAGAAACGGCCGCTTGCGGACTTTCTTTTTCTTTTTCTTTCCCCCCTCTTTCTATAGAGGGGTTTGTTTTGTTTAGTTTTGTTTTTATAGGTGAACATTCGTGCACGTTCGTGCTGTTTTACCACGTTCGTGTTCCGCTGCGTTGTCTGCATCGTGTTCGTGTACGTTCGTGTACGTTTGTGCTTCTCGCTTCTTCTGCTCACGTTTCAGGGCCGTCTGCCTGTTGCGCTCGCATTTCGCCTCGTACTTGCCCTGTGCACGGTCTATGGCGTCGCGTATGAAGGCGAAAGCCATCTGCACCATCGGGTCAGCCTCAGCACTTATCTGCGCACCGTCTATCGCATAGGCGTAGAGAGCGTCGAGAAGGTCGCCCTTCTGCTCCTGCGTCATCGTCTTGATTGCAGGGTATTGGGCGGTATATAGCATGAATCCTTCCATATCGTTGATGTTTTATTCGTAGAACAGAGTTTCAGAAAGATTGCAGGGTATTGGGCGGTATATAGCATGAATCCTTCCATATCGTTGATGTTTTATTCGTAGAACAGAGTTTCAGAAAGCAACCATGCCGTCCGTCTCCCGACGTGGGGCATGGTGCGTCCGGCACAAAAGTAAAATGAAAACACTCAAAACCTAACAAAAACCCGAGTGCCGGACTGCCTGATTTTTTTTGGATTCTATTCTATTCAATTAATAACTTATTCCCGATTTAATAGGCGAAAGACTTCGCTCTCACTCTTGCTGGTGTAGCGGCGGCGTAACATGCCGGCACCGAGTTGTACAGCATCCAGTCGTCGAGGTCTTTACGCTTGAAGTAGAGGAGCTTGCCGCCCTTGCTGCGGAAGTGGTTTATCTTGCGTGCCCTTACGAGCTCGTAGAGAAAGCCTATCTTTATGCCCATGTACTCGCTTGCCTCAGCCGTGTTATATACCGCTTTCGTGGCGAGGATGGTCGCCGTGCGTATTCTTTCGAGCTGCTCTATTATGTTGGCGCTCTCGTTGTTCTCCAGGTTCTCCATATCTATTCCTCCTCTAAGTCTGTGAGTTCCGATATACTTCCCTCGTCTTTCCACTTCATGTAGTAGTGGCAGAAAGCGAGTAGCGCTGCGAGGGCTGCGGCCTTGCTTCCGAAGATCACTGCGGCGTACATGCCGAAGGTGGTGTCAGTGCTTGGCACGACGATGAGTCCGATGATTATCACAGAAGCGAGTGCGAAGAGCACCCAGTATCTGTAGTTGCTTATTATTTGTTTCATATTGCGTTGTTTGTTTGGTTCGTTAATCTTCCGTATTGTCGATACTTGGTGTCATTTCGTCGGCGGCGATCATGGCGAGGAGGTACTCCTTCTCGTCTACGCAGAGCTTGTAGCCGCGCTCCACGCACATCTTCGCCGTCGTTCTCACTCCTGCGAGGCTTATTGCTACCTCCTTCAGCTTGTAGTCGCCGTAGGAGTCCGCCTTGTCGAGCAGCACCGGGATGCAGGCGTTTTTCGTTTCGCTCTGTTCTTTCGCCCACTTCTCGTTATCATCCACCCACTTCTCGTAGTCTCTTACCTTCTTTACGAGCTGTGCGAGGAGGTACATGTAGTTTCCTCGCTTCCAGTGCTCGCAGAACTCCTTCTTGTCGATGGCGTCTACGGTGTTGTATATCTGCTCTATCTCGTAGTATTCCTCAGGGGTCACTTGTAATCCCGTGAGTTCTTCAAATTCTTTCTGTTGCATGGTTGTATGTTTTTAGTCGTTTTGTTCTGTTTCTTTACTCGTCGGCCGCTTCCACCTTCAGCCCGTGTCGTCTTGCTGTCTCTTCGCTGCGTATGGAGCGTCGAGTCTGTTCGTCATAGCATATCACGCCCACTTCACCCTCTATCGCAAAATAGTCGTACTCCTGTATCATCCTGTACTTCTGCACAGAGGCACTGTGTGTGATATTGGTGCGCAGCCGTAGTTTGGTCTGCTGCTTTTCGCCGGATATGATACGGAAGTGTTCCATCTTGCGCTGGTGTCTCATGGCTTCCTCCGCCTTCTGCTTGGCTCTGACATATTTGCGCCGTGTCATTCCTGGTTGCTCCCATGGCTTGAGTCCGGGCTTGTAGCCTGGCCACTCTTCGCGAGGTCGCGTTTTAATGCTCTGCCACATAAGACGGGCACGGACTGCGTTCTCTTCATAAATGCCGAGCTCTCTGCATCGTCGAGTGCCTACCTCCGCATTAAGCCTGCGTGCTCTATTCATGTACTGCGATGTCTTCTTTAGTCCATGTTTTCGGGCTATCCTGTGGAGGGTGCTTTCGCCGATGTCTATTCGCTGCATTATTGCTGCGTTTGGCGTGTTGCGGAAATGCTTTATTATCCACGCCTCCTCTTCGGCTGTAAGCGTATGTAATTCACGCTTGCCTGCGAGCAGTGCATTGTGGTCTTTCTTCCAGCCCTGCTTTTTCGCTAAGGTACGGATGCCGTCGATGCTGACATCATAGCGAATGGCGAGGTGTCTGTTTGCCGTTATGGGATACTCGTCTTTGAGTCTTTCCACCTCATGCGGCGTGAGGTCTCTGTAGTTTCGCATATTCCTTTGGGTTTAGGTCGTCTTTACTAAAAGTGTGCGGTGGTTACGTTTTCCTTCGCTGCCATGCGTCCGCACCAGCATTCCGTTGTACGTTGTACGGCGGCTGCGTATAGCGAGCCGGGCTACGTTCCGAGGCGCCTTTCGCGTATATTGTTCGTCTACCTGAAAGTTTCTGAAAGTTTCTGAAAGTTCACGCCGTTTGCGGTTGCTATTCCGGGAGCTCGCCCTCCTTTCCTTCGACATCGTCGGCACAGCCGATGGTTTTCTGTACAGTCTTCAGCCGGAGATTGCCTACAACGTCGCTCTTTCCCTCGAACTCGAAGCTGTATATTATGTCGCCCACGAACTCGCCCATCCTTACCGTCAGCTTGCGGCCTCTGCCTATGCGCTCATTGATGTTCGAGACGTGAAGCTCGATGAAGGCGAGCAGGTCTTCTTTCGTGATGTGCGGCGTGCGCTCGTCGTTGAACTCTACCAGCGTGTGCTTGAAGCCCGAGAGGAACTCGCCGAGCGCTTCCGTGCGAGCGTTTATCTTTCTCCAGAACGGACTGTCGATGTAATATTGCTTTGTCATTGTTGCGTTGTTTTTAGTTGTTAATACTATATGTTGCTGTTAAATGTTTCGCTACACGGTGCGTGTTGCGGTTACGACTCCTTCGGTGCGGCTCACTTTCGTTGTGAACTTCTTTCCCCACTGCATACCGAAGGTGGTGCAGATGTTACGCACGTAGCTCAAACGTCCGACGGGTACCGTCAGACTCTCGCCAAGGGCAAGCTCTGAGAACTGCCCGAGAAGCGACTTTTCGTGATGGTTTTCTTCCTTTTTCATTGCCTGTTTCATTTATTGTTTGTAACTTTATGGTGCAAAGATAATCAAAACGATTGAACGACCAATCAATCTTATTGGGAAATCTTGTGTTTTTAACATTTATTCAATAATAATGATTGATTATGAAGTTTGAAAAAGTAAACATCGGCCTGCTTATTGAGCAGAAGATGAACGAGTTAGACATCAATAAGTCTGAAATGGCAAGGCGAAGTGGCATTGCTAATCAAAACATTAATCGTGTTTTGGAGCGTTCAAGCATTGACACGGACAAACTTGTAGCCATTAGTGAGGCTTTGGATTTCAATTTTTTTGATTGCTTCCGTACAATCGAAGAACAGGGTGCAGCAACAGCCGATAATGGAGGCGTTGCAGTTGCAGGAAATGGCACGGCCCATCATTTCACAACAAATGCTTCTTGTGCGGTCGCTGTATTACAAGAGCGCATCAAGTCGCTCGAAGCTCTGCTTGCTGAAAAAGAGCGTCTCATTAAGGTGTACGAGCGGATGGTGGAGAAGTAGGCTGCGCCCTCAGGAAAAGCGAGAAGGCGAAACCTGCAAAGGTGCAAATATATAATTACAACGAAATGTTGTATATAATTACAACAAAAAAATGTATTTTTAGCGTACCGCAAAAAAGTTATTAAGGAATACTGAACAACAAAAAACATGATTATGGGGACATTAGAAGTTTTTTTGGTAATCATGGCTGTTATAAGTGGTGGTCTTGTCGTTTGGTCATACACCAAATCGGGAAAGAAATGGCTTAACAGCCTTTAGGAGATATTCAAATGAAATGGAATGAGAAACTTGGAGATTATCTTATAGATGTATCCAAATATACTATTACAGGAGTAGTCTTAACGGCTTTCTTTAACGATATAGCCAACAAGACTGCTTTGTATTCGGTTGGTGTTATTGTTTCCATGTGTGCGCTCTATGTAGGTATCCGTATTAGCGACAAAGACGAAGACAAGAATAAAAATAAAAATAAAAAGGAGGAATAGTTATGGCAGATTATATCGGTCTTATGGCAATTGGAATCCCTTGCGTATTGTTCATTTTGTTCTCTATGACAAAGCGAGGCAAGGAGTGGATGCGCAGAAACAATATGCTGTAGCAAATAGACTAAAAAAACATGCTTATGGTACTACTCGCATTCGCATTTTTCTTTTTGTCGGTCATAGCAACCGGCATAATCATCTGGCTCAATACCAAGTCGGGCAAGAAGTGGCTCCC